GCACTATTTCTTGCTTCCGAACTGATCGGTATTAGCAAGTTCAAATCGAATAGCGTTGTCCAGGTCTTCCTCAAAGTAGTGGATCTGCTGCGTCCTCTTCGTTCTGAGGACGATAAAATCAAAAAAGTTAAGGATTCTATCCTGTGACTCCAATGGTAATGTTGCCTGTGAAGCAATACTACCCACAAACCGATAGTGCAACGGTGCATGGTGATCGGATGTGCTTCTCTAGCACTTGTGCGATGGCCATCAAGTACATCATGCCCGATGCGCTTAAGGGTAGTAATGCTGATGATGATTATTTAAGGACTGTTCTTAAATACGGCGATACCACCTCCTATACTGCCCACATTAAAGCCTGTGCTGACTATGGTGTCAAGGCAGGATTTTCAATGAAAGGCACTAAACATAAGCTTTTAGCGGAGCTTGGAGCTGGGTATCCGGTTGCGACAGGCATTCTTCATAAGGGACCAGTTGATGCCCCTCGGGGAGGCGGCCATTGGATGCTTCTTGTTGGTGCTGATGCTGAGTATGGCATCTTCCACGACCCGTATGGGGAAATGGATAACATCAATGGAGGCTATGTTACCATTGGAAAGGGTGGTCAGGCTGTTAAATACAGCTGGAGGAACTGGCTACGGCGTTGGGAGGTAGAAGCCCCCGGTCATGGCTGGTATATGACCTTTAGACCCCTTAAAGAAGCCCCTAAGGCGGTATTTACAAACGACTGGAAGGGTGTTAAAGCTGTTGCCAAGCAATGCGGGGCCAAGTTTCCTGAGGTAGTAGCTGCTCAGTGGGCTCTTGAGTCTGGTTATGGCAAGCACACCTCTGGTAAGAACAATTTCTTTGGAATTAAGGGTAAACCAGGCTCTATCCACACAACCAAAGAGTTCGTTGATGGGGAATGGATCACCATTGATGACATCTTTCGGGACTTTGATAGCCCAGAAGCTTGCATTGAGACGCTGATTAACCTTTGGTACAAAGATTACAAAGGGTATCAAGGCGTTAACCGTGCCAAGTCAGTTGAGGAGTGCGTCAAATTACTCCAAACTGAGGGCTATGCAACAGATCCAACCTATCCACAAAAACTATTAAAGCTGATTAAGGAGAACAACTGATGGCTTCCATTACTACTGGGGGCAGTACTACCGCTGGAACCTTTCTGACTAGCGATACCACCACCGCTTTTGAGGTTGGAACTGCTCGTACCATTACTCTTGGTGTTACCAGCGTTAACCTGGCTCTGACTTCTACCTGCCGGTTTGTGTCGTTGACTTGTACTGGTGGTACTCACTGCCACTATCAAATCGGTGTTGGTGCTCAAACTGCTTCTACTAGCACTCATTATCTGCGGACTGGCGAGCGTATTAACCTTGCTGTGCCTATTGGTGCAAACATTGCTGCTATTCAAGGCTCTGGTGCCAGCACGACTTTGTTTATTACAGAGTTGGTAAACTAAGGTGAGTACGAGAGCCACTGAAGATCAGTTTAACGAGCTTCACGGCCTTGTTACAAAGGAACTGATCCTCCGCATTCAAAGCGGAACTGCCACCACACAAGACATTCGTGCAGCGTGCGATTGGCTTGCTAAGAATAACGTTACCGGTCTTCCAATCTCTGGTTCACCCCTGGCTGAACTGTTCGCCACCTTACCTGAGCTTGAGTTGGAGGATTTGGAACGTGTCATCCAATAATGACATTATTCGTAATGCCATAGCCACAGCAGCTCTTGGGTTGTTTGGATGGCACATGCTCACGCTTCATAACATTGCCAAGTCGGTTGAGGTGCTCATTGAAAAAGTGGGAAATAGTACTGCCCGAATTGAGCGTCTTGAAAACAAGGTATTCTTCTCCGAATATGGCACAGGCAAAAAGTAAGTCCGCCAAATACTACGCAGCCAACCCAAAGGCAGCTGCTAAGAAGGCGGCATATCAACGCAAATTGAATAAGAAGCCTTCTGTTAAGAATGCCTCCGAAGAGCGGTGGACTGAACGTAGAAGGCGCGGCCTAGCGGGAAAGGGAGGCCCCGATCTTTCCCATACCAAGAAGGGGACGATGGTTCTCGAAAGTGCAAGTCGGAACCGCGCACGAAATGGCCACAACAACAAGAGCACTAAGAAATGAACAAGGGTAACGCTAAGCCTCCTGGGCTTTATGCCAACATGAATGCCCGTAAAAAGGCTGGAACCTCCCGTTCTAAAAAGAACTCTACCATTACTCCTAAGGCCTACGCCAATATGAAGGCAGGCTTTCCTAAAAAGAAGAAGAAGTAAACCACCGCAGCAGGCACAATGCCTCTCAAAGATCCTTCTGAGTACTTATTTCTTTTAAGGGCCATGACCTCCTCTGATGCAAAGCGGATGTGGCGAGCTGCAATTAAAGATTACTGGAATAACCAGTGTGTTTATTGTGGTTCGTCTGACAATCTGACCTTGGATCACGTTCATCCAAAAGCACGCGGAGGCCACGATACTACCAACAACGTAGTATGTGCGTGTCTTTCTTGCAATCAAAGCAAAGGCTCGTCCCATTGGCTTAGCTGGTGGGTATGTCAGGAAACATTTTCTCTTGACAACTTTTCAAAAGTCCTGTCCTGGACTACTACCTAAGAACATTTATTCTTTAAAAAAATGGCTACTCTTCCTGCTGGTGGTTCCGCTTTCGGTTCCATTTCTAACGCCCCTGGTCGTCAAGATGAAGACGAACTGAAGAACCGGTCTCACACTACTAAAAATGTGAGCAACGGCACTACCACCACGACCACTGTTGGTGCTACCTTCGCTGATAAAGCCACCACCGTTGCCCTGAATGGTACTGTGGGCGCCTGCAAAACTGCCATCCTGGCTGTGCGTAAGGCTGATCGTGTGCCCTCCTCCAACAACGCCAACAAGACTGGCCGCGTGACCCGCGTGGATGCCTGATTACCATGGCTCCTCGTAAAACAAATAAGACAGATCCTCGCAACACTGCTAAGCCTGTTAGCCAATTGCGTGGAGCTGCAAAACAAGCCCGCATTTCTAAGGTTACCAAAGCGGAGGCTGGGCCTGCTACTGTTCGTGGTGGTATGGCCCCAGGGGCTGGACGCTCTAAGCCCGTTGGTACTGGCAAGGGTGGGGTGACAAAACCGTCTGGTACGCCTAAGATGGTAAATGCCAACAAGCCAGGTATGCAAAAGCTGGTACGGAAGGCGGCTCAGGCCCGTAAGGCTGCCTCTGGTCGTCCCCTTGTTAAGCCAGCTGAAGCAAATCGTTTGATGTCGCAGCGGGCTCCTGGCATCCGTCAAGGCGCTGCTCAACTTCGTCAACAGGCTGCTGGTACCACCTCTCCTGCGTCTCAAGCTCGTGCATCTGCTCAAGGTCAAGCCCTTCGTAAGGCTGCTGAAACCCGTCGTGCGGCCCGTGCGGCGTCTCAACGGATGGCTGGTAAGCTTGCCAAAGCGGCGGCTACTCGAATGGTTGGTGCTGTTGCTCGCCGTGCTGGTCTTGCTGGTGTTGCTGCTGAAGGTCTCACTGCTCGTAATACTGCTGATGGCACTCTGTCTGCCGCTATGAAGCGAGGCGACTACAAACCAAAGCAAGGACCCAGCCCCAAGACGACTCAGGCTTCCTTCAACAAGAAGTCGTTTGACCAAGCATTTAAATCTGCTCGTACCTCTGGTGCTAAGCAGTTTACCTGGCGTGGTAAGAAGTACACTACCAAGATGAAGGGAGAATAATTATGCCCCTCAAAAAAGGTAGCTCCAAAAAGACCATTTCCAAAAACATCAGTAAGATGGTAAGGGAAGGTTACCCTCAAAAGCAAGCCATTGCGGCAAGCCTGTCTGCTGCTGGTAAGGCTCGTCCTAAAAAGAAGAAGAAGTGATGTGCTAGGATGCACAGGCCCCCTTTCCCTGCGCGTGGGTGAGGGGGTTATTTGCGTAAGCCATATAAAAGTTCTTTGCTTTCTTCAAATGCTTTCTGTTCTAACTACTCTGTCCGTCATCACCAGCTGGTATGGACCCGGCTTTCACGGGAACCTTACGGCTAATGGTGAACGATTCAATCAAAACGGCCTTACGGCGGCCCACAGAACCCTTCCGTTTGGTACAAAACTTAGAGCTTGCTTTAAGA